TCATCTATTATCTTTATTTCCCGAACTATCTTGCTGCGCTCTTTATAGGGGAGGAGAAGACCTCCGTGCATTTTCTTGAGCCATGCATCGGAATGTACTCCGACTATCAGCCAGTCACCCTTCTGCTTGCATTTCGAAAGATAGTTTATATCGTCCATTTTTAATGGATCGAAAGTTCCACATGTGATTATTATGTGTTCCTTAGTCTTGAGCTTTTTTTTCGTCTTCTTGTTCACGGCAATAAATCACGGAACGCTTCCTTTACAAACTTATAATCCAATCCCTCGACGCCTTGATCTTTCCTCAAAATGCCCATGACGACTTCAGATTCCCTTGGTTCAAGGCCCTCCAGTAATTGGCAAAGTAGTTGAATTCGTTTTTCTGGTTTTAGTTGATCTGCTCCCGGATTTCCCTTTTGGAAAAGGTAAAGCTTTCGCAGTTCCGTCGATATTTGAGTCCTTGAAATTCCTGGAAGAGTATCTGGTGGCATCCTGTATTGTTCTGGAATCTCCGTGATCCACCATTGGTAGCCGGGGTGGAAAGTCAATTTCAGTACATCTACTAGTGTCTTCGATAGGTTTCTCCCAATGACATCCATTCGCTCCTTCTTGTTTCTCGCTAACTCAAATTCATCGAATATCTCATAAATGTTTTTCATATTTCTTCCATTGATTATGTCAGGTATTTATCACTTGATCTGTTCGTAGGTCGTAGTCATCATGTTATTGCTGTTGGAGGTCAGTCTTGCAACTATACCGAAAAAGTGGTGATTGATCATGTTTGCGATATACTGTGCTGGTTCTATCAGCACCGCGGTGAACCTATCCTTGTTCTTTACCGTGATGGTATCGATATCTAACTGGAACAGGATGATATCGTAGGAGTCGCCCAGGTCGCTTCCACCGAGCTTTTCTCCTGCATTGGTGTACCTCATAAGGTCGATCTTGAGGGGAATGACTCCGTTCTTCGGTAACGAACCAGGTAGGAACATGACAACATCGGGATCCTCCTTGGATATCTCACGAATGAAACCCAGCGTATCGTTTATGACTTTATTTTCCATTTAATCCCTTGATGTGCGATTTGTGAACTTTTACCATGATCCATGAATTGTAGAACTCGTCGGATTCCATTGCACCATGCAATATCTGCTCCTTGACTTCCAGGTAGTTACATTCACCCTTCGTCTTGCATAGGTGAAGTATCTCTCTTCGGAAATGTTCCGGACCAAGCTCCTTAACGTCTTTGTTAAGTTCTTCGTTGGAACCATAGTACTTTTCCCAATTGCTGGCAACCCGATACCTTTTTTTCTTTCCCTTGACCTGTCTTGTCTTGGCTGCGGTAAACAGTTTCTTACCTATGTACTTTCTGCCGGTTTTCAAGTTGGTAATGAGATAGACAAATCCTACCGAATTTACGTTCGCATCTTCCGTGTATTCGAATCCTTCATATAACCACATATTCCATCCTTGATGGTTTCAATATGGTTATATATCATGATCAGTCCCAGTCCTTCTCCAGATTGTCGTTTTCCTCATCCTCATCTTCGTTGAATTCTTCCGATAACTCCTCTATCTGTTCTCCACAGAATGGACAGAATTCGGGAAATTCATTCGATACCAATTCATGCATGAATTCGATACTATATGTCGATTCACAGGCGAGGCATTCTCCATTTATTGTTCTATTCATTTTATTTTCCTTTTATTATTATACCGTTATTTCACAAGCCCCTCCCGCACAAGCCAGTTCGGCAACCAGTGATGTATCGTCTTCTACCTCCACAACCTTTGTCAGGTCGATATTCTTGCATTTGTGCAATAGTTCTTCGTATTTCTCGACTGTGCAATCCTCAAATGGTGCCTGCACATAGGTACCGCCGTCATAAGGTATGACTGCAATTCCGGTGTAGTCTTCACGGTTATCCCACATCCATTTACCAACCTTGTCCCATTCCTTATCCTTTATCGAAATTGTACATGAAACGTTATGATGGTTCGAACCAGACCTGTAGCCATTCCTGACCCATTCCAGATTGAACTTCTTCACTCGCTCCAGCAATTTCATTGGGCTTTCGGTGCGTAGAATGGAACCTTCAGGTGCTTTTTGTGGAATGGAAATGACTGCTTCAAGGTGGGGCTTGAATACGCAGTCTTCGACCAGGTCTGGCATGTTTTGCAATAGGTACCTGTAGAGTGCTTCATTCTTACCGACACGGACTCTGCGGATGTAGTGGTCGTTGTGCCATGCATGTATACCAGAGGAAGAACCAACTACGCAACTGGATGTACCGGATGGCTTCACGGTTGTTGTCCTTGCTGCTGCATTGATACCAATCTTCTCTGCAAATTCTGCGTTGGTTGTCTTTACGATTTCTGCACCCTCGGCCAGGTCCAATTTCAGGATTGCTCCAGAACCAATGCCAGTCAATCCAACTCCGATAAGTGCTTCCTTCTCGGTTGTTTCTTTCCAGATGGGGCGAAGATAGTGGAAATCCGTGTATGCTGCTTGTACTGTGCCAATGATTGCTGCTGCTCTGCACCTGCTGTTCAATTCTTCCTGCGATTCAAGGTCCGAAGCATTTACTTCGGTAAGATTGCAGAACTGGTATGCGTTCAATGAAATTTCACAGCATGGATTTGTGAATACGTCATAGTCGTTTGTCCAGAAGAAACCAGGTTCTCCTGCACCAGACCGCTTGACTTGTTCCCACAGTAGCTTGAAATGTTCCTCGGTAACTTCGCCACGCTTGAGAATAACGCTGTTGTTCGAACGACCACGTTGAGGATTCAATTCGTACCATCTGCCTGTCTTGCAGTACAGCATATCCATATCGTCCATGTCGAAACCACAGATCATTGCAGCACGACGGATACCACCAGCAAGGACTGCATCTGCAATGTAGCAGCACATGTCATGCACTTCCAGGGTTGTCAGTTGGCGACCAATTGCACCATTGAGTATCGAACGTATGTGTTCGACACAGATACGCAGGGGATCGGGTCCTGGTGCTTTTCCACCACTGGTTACAAGCCTTGCTCCCTTTGGTCTGATATCACGATAATCGAAAATAGGATCCGATTTTCCTTGTGTGTAAGCCTTCACAATCACCTTGATTGCGTCTGCCCATCCTTCGATGCTGTCACCAATGAGGAAACGCCTCGTCTTCGATGAAGGTCCTTCGATGACAGGCAACTTTGAAATATGCCGTTTCTGTACACTGTAACCAACACCAGTCCCTCCAAGTAGGAGGAACATCAACTCCGCAAATGCAAATGGATGCTCGATAGGCATGTACGCACAATTGAAGATGCGAGAATTGGACAGTTCAATGGGCATTCCTGCGAACTGCATCGACCGCATCGATGGCAATACAGTCTTTTTCTTTACGAAATTGTTATAGACGTTTTGTATGTCTTTCTTTATGACTGGAAACTTTCGAACATGCATCGACATGTTCCTGTCGCAGATTTCTTCCCATGTTTCTCGCCTTTGTACCTCTGGTATATGCTTGGCGTACTTGTTAAAAATTATTAAGGAACTCAGTATTTCCTGCGACTTATCCATAGATTTCTTTCTTATAGTTTTTGTTTTGAAGTTATTACTTACTGACAAATTCACCAATCATGGGAAAGATTGGTTCGATTGCATCGGCACATGCAAGGGCTACTTCACGATGTTCTTTCTGAGTAGCTTTATCTGTCCTGAGTTGTATATAGTGAACCCAACTTCTCACGGATCCGTTCATGTACATTCTTGTGGTTGTCATTCCTTCAGGCAGGACAGCGCGAGCCTGCTCTTTGGCAATACCCTTCTCCAACGCCTTTTTATAGCATTCCTCTACCAAATACGCCATGTATTTTTGCTGTGCATCCCACCAAACGACAAGGCTTGCATCCTCTGTTTCCAGACTGTTCTGTCTATTCTTGTTGTCTTGCAGGCGAGCCTTCCTGAATTCCCACTCCATGTTAGCGACTGCATACCTCTGGCTGAATTCTTGGAACGTGAACGAACGATGACGAAGAATCTGCCTACCAATATCCCGAGTTGTCTCTATTTCGAGACAAATATTTACGACTTCTAATGGGCTCCAATGTTTGTTTCGTATTAGATAATTAATTAATTTTCCCGAAGTTTCGGTATTAAATTGGTTAGCTGGGTTTGAAACTCTTGCTGTGTATGCAATCAATTCTTGCAAATCATCAATTCCTTTTTCAGCTAATTCTTTGGTTGGTTGTGTATAACTTACCAATG